GGTGCATCTGCACCTGGTGATCAATATCCTCATACCTTTGTTTCAGCGACAGATACAGCTGTTCAAACTATTGGTGGTGGTGGATATGTAGGTGTTACAACAACTATTTTCCAAGATCATGAAAGACCATTATTTGTTGTTGGTATAGTTTCTGAAAGAAGTTTTGAGGTAAGAGCAGGTGCCAGCACAATACCACATACTTATCAAGGTGGTGGTAATGTATATGAATTCTATGAAGATTTGACATTTGGTTCTGGTTATCGAGGCACTACTGTTGCTATAGGAGTTACAGATATTGCATATGAACATAAATTTATTAGTTCTGGTATAGGTTCTATAAGAAAAACTGTTTATAATGGAGAGGCATTCACTGCAACTGATGCGATTTACGAATCTCACAGCGGACTTCTTACATTAATCATACCAAATCATACATTTACTACAAGTGATACAGTTGGTATTGATACTGGTGGAATTGTATTCAAGTGTTCTAAAGATGGATTCTTAGGTAATCATCCATATCCTCGTGCAGTATCCAAAACAAGTTTCCCAAATTCAGATCCATTTGCTGGTTCATTTGTAAGTATAGGATCAACATCTGATAGTTCAATTACATTTAATGTAGGAGCTGGTGGTGGCGGTGGTACAGGTGCTGTTGTGACCGCAACTGTAGGTGTAGGAGGAACTCTTGCATTTGATATTACTAATCCAGGTTCTGGATATGTAAATCCACAAATTAATATACCTGAACCAAATTACGAAAATCTAGAGGTTGTAGGGATATCTAGATTAGGTGTGGGAGCAACAACAGAAACAGGAGCAAATCTACTTCTGAACGTTGGTGTGAGTGCAGCAACAACGTCTGTAGGAATAGGATCTACTTTATTTGAAATTAAGGATTTTGAGATAACTAGATCAGGATATTCATTTAAGAAAGGAGATAAGTTCAAACCAGTGGGTCTTGTCACCGCTGCACATCTATCCAAACCTATACAAGAATTTGAATTAGAGGTTCTTGAGATATTCAATGATAAATTCTCTGCTTGGCAATTTGGTGAAATTGACGCAATTGATAGTATTAAAAATCTACAAGATGGTACTAGAACAAGATTCCCATTATTCTTTAACGGTGAATTAGTAAGTTTTGAGAAAATATTAACTGATCCTCGTTCTGCATTAATTGACTTAGATGCAGTTCTACTTATTTTTGTAAATGGTGTATTACAAAAACCTGGCGAAGCTTATCAATTCCAAGGAGGAACAACATTTACATTCCTTGAAGCACCTAGTGGTGAGTCCCAACCAGGTCTTAATGATCATGATAAAGTGGATATTTACTTCTACAAAGGCACAGATGGTATTGATGTTGATATTGAGGTTGTACCAGAAACAGTTAAAATAGGTGATTCTGTTCGTGTATTTAAGAGTGAAAAATCTTCAGGACTAACAACATCACAATCAAGAGAAAGAATTATTAAGGATATTTTGAATACTGATTTAGTTGATACAGATATTTACCGTGGAGTAGGTATTGATGAGAAAGAAGAAAAACCAGTAAGATGGACAAAACAAAAAAATGATTTGCAAATTTTAGGAAGATTAATTCCTAAATCAAGATCAATACTTGAACCTCAAGTTTATCCTACATCTAAAATTATTGGTGATTTAAATGAAACTTCGGGAATAGGTGTAAATGGAGCTGATAGTATTTTTGTTGATGATGCACAATCATTCTTCTATGAAAGTAAATATGGTTTAGATCTATCAGCATCTAGTGTTGATGCATTAATAACTTCTGGTCAAATTGGTGTTGGTGCTGCTGTAACAGCAATAGTATCTGCAGCTGGAACAATATCATCATTTGATATAACAAACGCTGGAGAAGGATATGATGCAGCAACTGTAGAAATTTCTATACCTACAGTAGGAATTGGAACTTACTTAAAAGTAGATGAAATAAATGGAGCAACTGCAACAGCGGTAGTATCTGTAGCTGGAACAATATCATCTATTAACATAACGAATCCAGGAAGTAATTATATTACAAGTCCATTGATAACTATTGGAGATGCTAATGAGATTGTTACCGCTGAAGGAGTAGGTATAGGTTCAACAGCGACTGCATCTGCTACAATAGGGGCAGGTGGTGTCATTACTTCTATTGATGTAACAGGAATGGGTTCACAATACTCACTGTTGGATCCACCATCAGTTACTATAGAATTACCACCAGCTGAGGTAGGTATAGGAAGCACTGCAACAGCCATATCCACAGTAGTTGGTGGAAAGATAACAAATATAGACGTTGTTAATCCAGGTATGGGATATACTCATTCTAATCCACCTCAAGTTATAGTTAATTTACCTAGATTCAAAACAGAAAAAATTACAGGAATAAGAAAATTTGAAGGATTCACTGGAATTATTACTGGTATTACAGAAGTAGGTGGTTCAGCGTTAAGATTTGATTTCTATGCTGTCAGAAAAAATAGTGATGGTGGATTTACCCCAGCTGATGCGTCTAAACTTGATACAGGATATCCTGTTTATATTAAAGATACAAATGTTGGAAATGGTTTAACATCAGTAAATCAAGATGATGATAACGTAGTTGGTATTGGAACTACATTCCTTGATAATGTTTATATTGTCAATTCTGTAACTCCACCTGTAAGTACATCACAAGCATCTATTACTTGTAATGTACATTCAAATAGTTCTAGTTCTATCAGCGGTATTGCTCAGACAGGTTTCTATGATCCTACTAATATTGGATTGACTACAAGTTTAGGTACTATAAATTGGGGTAGATTATACAGTCCAATTGGAAACCCTAATCTTAAACGTTCTTCAAATCCTATTTCAATAGGAGTTACAGGATTGACTGTAAATACTGGACTTACAACCTTCCCTACAATACAAAGAAAGAGTTATGATGGTCAGGGAGAAACAGGTCATAGAAACAGCGGTTCTATTAGAGCAGTTATTTCTATAACCTAACCCCTATAAATAGAAAGAAAAGTAAGATAAAGTACAGATGTCAGCAATTATTACTGATCAATTCAGAATATTGAATGCAAATAATTTTGTGGAGTCAGTAGAGAATACTAATAATTCATATTATGTATTTTTAGGATTAGCAAATCCAACTGGAGCCGCTGGTTTAGTTGGATTTGGTAGAAAAAGCTCTTGGGATACAGAAACTCCCGCACCTGAAGATAGTTTTTCATATCGAAAACATGTTGGTGATACAACGATGTTTGGTAAAAAAATATCTTCTGCAAATATTAGAAGATTGGTAAGAAGAGTAGATTGGGTATCAGGAAATAGATATGAAATTTATAGAGATGATTATAGTGCTACAAATCAAAGTCCTCTAACTAAAGCGAATAGATTATATGATGCAAATTATTATGTTGTAAATTCTGAGTTCAAAGTTTATATTTGTATTGATAATGGTTCTACTGGAACCAATCCTTTAGGAAATGTATCTCAAGATGAACCTACATTTACAGATTTAGAACCCTCAAAGGCTGGTAATAGTGGAGATGGATACAAATGGAAATATCTATTTACAGTAAATCCTAGTGATATTATCAAATTTGATTCTACAGAGTTTATAACAGTTCCTAATTCATGGTCTACATCAACTGATTCTCAAATAAGAAGTGTCAGAGAAAATGGAAATTCTGAATCCAATTTTAATCAGATAAAACATATTTACATTCAAGAAAGTGGCACGAATTACACAAATGGATTGTCACAAGAAGTTAATATATTAGGTGATGGTGAAGGTGGTAAGGCAAGAGTTGATGTTGAGGGTGGAAAAATAACTAATGTAACTGTAAGTGCTGGAGGTAAAGGTTATACCTACGGTATCGTAGATTTAGATACTATCAATTCCAATGTGCCTACAACTGGTAAAGCAAAATTAATTCCTATAATTCCTCCAGGTAGAGGTCATGGTGATGATATTTACACGGAGTTGGGAACTGATAAAGTTATTATCTATGCGAGATTTGATGATTCT